GGGACGCCGGTAGCCCCTCGGCTTGACCGGCGTGGCGGATTGGCGTAAATTGATGTTTCAGAGGAGGGACGCCAGATGAAAATTCCTCACCCAAAAGATTTAACCATGGGCTGTGCTGTCACTACATGTTGCCATCGAGACATGGTCGTTATTTCCTCGCAAGAACAACTGGACGAAATCGTTTTGGACTGGCTATCCAACGGACCAGGCTTTGATCCTAACTATGACGGCGGTTACGACTATGCGGCTTGGACATCCCCATATGAGGCGCTGCTTGACATGGCAGATCGCTGGCCAGATGGCGACCCAGGAAGGGCTGAGTGCTTGGAAATGGCGGAAAGTACAAGACGCTGAGCCGCCTTTGACGCCGGACCCCTCCAGCCTACTCCTGCGGGATCTCTTCCACGTCCACCGCTTGAACGTCCTCCACCGTTTCAGCCGCTTCTATTGCTGTTTTGGCGGCATAGTATTGACCAACAAGGATATTCGTCAGTGCGGAGACGTTGGTCTGGAGCACTCCCAAGATAGCCTCCGCTCCTCCGTAGCCCTCCAGCATCGTGGCGACATAAGCAGTGTATCCGTCGATTGCGGCTGGAAAATCATCCACGAGCCCCAACCTGATTGCCTCTCCGAGCACCAGTGCCCGAGTGGTGTCCGTGATATTGTCGCCGTAGTCCCCGATTTGGGCCGCGAGGGCCGGGCGCATCTTGGTTTTTAGGTAGTGAGTCCTGGCCAGCTTGGCTAATTCCAACTCCGTTTCAGTCCCGGCAAGCAGTCTTCCATACAATTCCATCTGGTGTTTCTGTTCATCAGTCAGGTGCATATGTGATCTCCTTTACTTGGGTTGTTGATAGCTTACGGGCCATATTAAGCAGGTAAGGTAGCGAGGTGGTGTATTTGGCATGACCGAGGATCGAGGCAACAGTCTTCCAGTTTCCGTCTCTCACGGCTCGGCGAAACTTGTACAGGCTGTATTTTCGAATGAATCGATGCCTACCCCAGGTCCGATATCCTACAAAATTCACTCCACAGCGGATTCTCTGGATTGTGGACCGTGAGAGTTCGAGGTGAAGCTGGTCTTTCAGGAATTGCGAAATCCGGTCTCGGTAGTCGAGGCATTGAGGCCGGGTCAGGCCAACGAGTACCATGTCATCGACATAGCGAACGTAATGGCGTACCTGAAGATTCCTCTTTACGAAATGATCGACCGGGTTGAGGTAAATCAATGCGAGTATCTGGCTAAGGAGATTGCCGATTGGAATGCCGTATGGAGTATCGGATTGAGAAAAACGCAGGATCATTTCCACCAAGCGCTGATCCTTGATTTTGCGTTCGATGAGCCCCTTTAGGATATCCCGATCAATGGAGTAAAAGAACTTTCGAACGTCGAGCTTGAGTGTGTACAGATACGGATCGTAGGCCCGCAATGCCTGCTGAATGTAATCGGATGCCCGATGGGTGCCGTAACCTTTTCTGCAGGCATAGGATGATGAAATGAATGTTCGATCAAAAATGGGATAAATCTCACGGTAAATCGCGTGCTGCACCACGGTGTCCCGAAATGCTGGAGCATAAATCCACCGCGGTTTCGGCTCGAACACCATGAATTGACGATAGGGTTGGAGGACGTAAGTCCCGGACAATATTTCTCGGCGCAATGCGGCCAGGTTGGCTCCGAGTCCCAGTTCGAACTCAAAACATGGTCGCTTTTGGCGCTTACCGCGCCTGGCGTCCAGATAAGCATTAAACATGGCCTGTTCAGTAAAGGTCCTGTCGAACAAGTCGCCATATCGCTTCATTAAAAATTCCCCCTGATCTTCGACCCAACGCCTACCAAAAAGAGGGAACGAGGTTGATTTCGCCTAAGGCCGGATAACCTATCCCTGTGCTCCACTGTGTGCTCCTCGCACTTTGAGGATGAAGCGCAGTCCGCACGCCCGCCGACATTGTTGTTCGAGTTCGACCGCGTGTTGTTCCAATTCGCGTACCAAACCCCTGCATTCGCGCTGTTGTTCCAATTCGAGCAGGAGATGAGACATGTTTGTAGATTACCCGATGTCTAAGTCCACCTGTTTTCGTCCTTGATTTTCTTGATCCATGCGCCAATCAACCGTCCGAGTTCGTTCACTTGGTCCGTAATAGCCGTGAGCCGTTTTTGCTCTTGTTGGTCAGCATTCTTGGGCGCTTCTCGTCCGTCTTTAAACCGAAAATATCCTAGTTCATACGCCAGGTAGATTTGCATCCGTAGTCTTTCGTGAGCCAAATCCAGGTTGGTCAGGGTTGTTTTTTGAAATAACGCTTCTGTCCCTCCATGATCAGTTCGTAGACTTCATAGGCCGTATTCCGTATCCGATTTGCCAAAGCATATTTCTCATGTTTCGGAAAGTGATTTAAATACACATTCATGAGCTTGGAAATTCCGCAAATCTCCGATACATAAGAACTTCTCGGTCTACCGACATAGTAATTCCACTCCATCATGGCGTGCTACCGCACGCCTACACAAGGTAACAGGCCGCACGCCCGCCGACAACGCTGTCCGAGCGCGACCGCGCGTTGTACCAATACGCGCACCAAACCCCTGCAATCGCGCCGCCGTTCCAACTCGAGCAGGAGATGAGACAGAGTTGATCTTTGATGTACTGGTAATAATAATCCTTCCCGAACGTGTCCGTCCCTGTGCCGTCTATCGCCGCGCCATCCTTCGGAAATCCCAGGCCGGTCAACAGATACCCGGCTCCACTTGTCGCCTCGGACAGTACCTGGTTGCCCCCGGAGCCGTACCGCTGTGAAAACGCAACCCCTCCGGTGGTCTTGAACGGAGGCACGAATGAATCCATCATCGCAGCGATTCCGGTGGCTCCCCAATGATCGGTTGCCAGTGTGGTCCCAGCGGTGAAATCCTTCATGGCAGTGGCAGTCTTCGCGGCATAAAACGTGCCCTTCGTCACGGTCCCGGGATCGGTTCCTGCATCATATGGCGTGCCGAACCCGGACGAGTTAAATGGGATCGTGAACGTATTGTCCCCGGTCTTGGTGATCGGCCACAACTTATCATTAGCTGCTGACCAATCCGCCTGGGTGATGCCGAGAATCACCACTATGTCTCCGTTACTCATCCCATGCCCGGTCCAGGTGATCTCGCATGCGGCCGCCTGGCTCATCCCTTCGATATTTGCAGTGGTGGCCACACACGTCACGCCGATACTGACCTCATACATCAACCCATTGAGATCAGCAATTCCGCAATCCTGGCCATTATGCGTGGTTTTGCAAACACTGCGCCGCTCCCTGTTTTGCCGCAATTCAGATAGCCATCGGTCGTGTAGAGCACGGTCGCGTCGTCCACATCCCGAAGGTTGTTGTTATTGCAACCCTTGGGGTAGTTTTTCCCAGACTGATACCAGGCGCAGTTGGCAATGCTCGATACCGCCTGGCCGTGGGCCAGGGTGAATTTCGCCAGATCTCCGTGAATGAAGCGACTACACGCGAAGAGCGGGGACGAGGGGGGATCCGCCACCCCGTTTGCATCCAGCCTGCCCTTTGGAGCCTCCAACATTGCGGCATAAATGTTGCCCAGTGTTACCGCCGTAATTTCAGAAATCGGATTGTGATCTGGGTGAGCGGAAAGGGGATTGCCGTTTTCACACTTGCCGCCACGTACCCAGTGCCGCGAGCCAGTTTGCTCCACTTATACTTATCGACGAACATCCCGCGGCACAGCTCGCCCCCATCGTACCACGCCCTCGCAACCGCGTATCCGTTGTCGTTCGCCTCCGTGATGCTCGAGAACGTATTCCACGGCACCTGATGGATGACATTCACCGCCAAGCCGTTGCTGCCGGTTCCGATCTTCTCGAACCGCCGAGGCCTGTAGCACATGATCGAGCCGTCAACGGACTGGTAATTGCCAAACTGCGCGTGCCCGAGAATGCGTGTACCCGGCAACTCCTGCAGCCATGAGGGAAGCCTGGTCGGGTCACAGATGCCAAGATCTGCCCGGGGTAGCCTGGGGGCTGCATCTGGTCATAGCCTGAGATTCGCAGATATCTCCCATCGAATGATCCCTGTAATGAGCTGACTCATTATACAGCCTCCGTTCTGTACTCGACCTGT